GTTCAATTCTTTTTCTCATAGTTAATTATTTGTTTTTAAGTTAGTAAGTTTCATTGCTATCTCAAGTATTAGATTATTAGCAAGTGTAATAGTACTACTTTCACCTATATTATAAGCAGAAACAGCTGCTTGAAACATAGAATAACACTTAAGTAATTCTATATTATGAGCTTTACAACAAGCTTGACAATCTAATAGCATTTCATATCCATAATCAGCCATTGCATAACTAAGTTGATTATATACAGTAAGCCAATTATTAGGAATTGTTATTTCTATTGTTGTTGTTGAACTACTCATGCTATTACTGGAGTTTTAATTAAACGATTATAAAGTTCATCTAGATTAGTAGGAGTTTCAAGTTCCTGTTCAATGTGATATTGAAACGTACTAATAAGCCAACCGTAAACACGTAGTTTACAGTATTTACCACTATTAACAACAACTCCTCGTGTTTTTAATGCAACTACAGCACCAGCTGTTACTACACTAAGTTCACGAAGAGCCGTTATAGCGGTATCTAATTCTTCCATATTCATAAGAACATCTTATAATTTAAAAGATTAATGATTGAATACCTTGTTATTTATAAAGATAGAATATTGTTCTGTATTAAGAGATATTTTATTATCTATTTGTCGTATTCTATTAGCAGCATCTTCGCCGTTATAGATTACTTTTAAACAATCATTAGTTATTTCTTCAATCCATTCTTCTTTAAGTTTTGTAGAAATACTTGTATTATCATGTTCATATGCTGAAAAATTTGAATATAATTTATAATATTCAGTATTTACAGTTTTATATAGATTTTGTCTTATAGAATCTTTATTCTTATCTATATTATTATGCAATATAATATCAATACATTGACTTATAATTGCACTTTTGAAACTATTAAAATTAGCAATAATTACATTAGTAATTCTACTAGCTTCTTTTGCTTCAGCATCATGAAATATTTTATCAAGAACTTGATTAAGTTTTACTACATTTTCACTAACATCTTTAAAAGAGGCAGCCATTTGAAGTAATGGTTTATTCTTGTCTTTTTGCTTAATAACTTCTACAATTTTAATAATCAAAGTATATATTATAAAAATACAACTTGATATTATAACTGTAATATAAGAAGAATTACGAACTGCTTCACCAATGATTTCATTGATAGTTTGTAAATCATTCATAGTTATAAAAGATTGAGTATCTTCCCCCGTAGAGAAGATACTCAATTTTATTTTAGTTAAGACCAAAAAGCTTATCAAGAGTACCTGTAATAGCAGTATAATTAGAAGCAGTAGTAGAAGCATTAGTAGTCTTCTCAACTACTACAAGATGAACTACCTGATAAACATCATTTGCTCCTGTTTTAACCTTACGGTCATTAGCAAAACGAAGAGAATATACAGTATAACCAGTATTGCTCTCAATCTGAGCAACAATATTAGCATACTCTGGATACATCTCTTCTTTCTCATCCTTAGTATACTCAAAACCCCTACTACCAATACAAGAACGGAACAACTCTTTAATTGCAGTCTTATCATTAGTAGGAGCAGCAAAATTAGTAGTTACAGCATAAGTACCACCAAAGTCATTAGTAATCTCAAAATCCTCAAAGTCATTACCAGTAAATGTAATAGTTGCAGTAGAAACTGTAACAGTTACATTATGAGAATCAACCATAAGAGCAAGAGCATTCTTAAGACCAAGAGCAACATCAGCTGCAGTAGTACTAGCTGCAGTAAAACAAGCAGTCCAATTCATACGCTCATTAAACTTCTTACCTTTCTTAGTAAGAATAATAGTATACTCTTCTCCAATTACTGGAGTTGGAACTACAAGAGTAGCAATTTTATTAGCACCAGCACTAAACTGAGATTTTGATGCTGTAAAATCTTTATTGCAAAGAATATCTGTTACAGGCTTACCTGAAGCAGCACCCTTAGTAATAAAGAAATCTTTTGTAAGAGCTGCTGTAACACTAGCAGAAGCAAGACTCTTAAGAGTACCAGCAGCAGCATCAAAGATAGCAAGAGCTCCATCAGTCAAACCAGTAAGGTCTGAAATATGAGTAACATCAGTAGCAAGAGCTACATTTTTCAACAAAACAAACTGTTTCATAAATAAGATAAATTAAAAATTATTGATTGGTATTTGTTGTTTGCGTTGTAGTAGCAAACGGCACTTTAGATAGAGTTTTAATATAAAGATCAACTGCATGTTTAACAATAAGTTCATGCAAATGAATCGGCATATCAGAATCAACATCAACATCAGTAGGAGTTACAGTTTCAGCCAAATGAACTTTAACTGGTTTTCCTATATAAGACATAATTAGAGTTCTTGGTAGAATACTATGTTTGAGTCTAAAAGTATTAGTAGAATTCATTTTGAAATCACCCATATAAAGTTCAAATTGTTTATTATTAAACATAACTATACAAGGATGTTTTACAGAAGGTTTAAGATATTCATCTTGTAAACTTTCAAATAATTTATTTTCATCAAGAATATCTACTGATACAGAACGACCTATTCCTTGTAAACTTGGTCTAACATAAGAAACAGCACTTGCTGTATCTTCAAGTCCATTAAACCCAGATACTCCACTTGCAGGTTTATCATAAATCAATTTAAATCCTACTATATAAAAGTAATCAGCAATAATATCAACAACAGTAGAAGTACTAGGTACATATCTATAAAATTCTGTTGTCATTTTATTCATACCTTTAGAAGATATAAATTGAAATATTCTTTTATCACTACTAGCATCTGGAACAGGAGGAGCTAAATCAATCTCTTGGCGTCTATAAAGACTACCAAGAGAATTGATTGGACCTAGTTTATAGTTATCTTGAGAATTACCATAAGTATATCCCATTTTAACTGATGTATCAGCAGTTTTAGTAATATTGTTACGAACAACTTCAGAAAGCACATCTGCTATACTAGAATTAAGTAATACATCTATTTGTTCACTAGTAAGTGCACGAATAGTTTGCATACCCATCTGCTGTCCTAATTGTCTAAACAATATGTGCATTTCTCGTATCGTCATAACTATTAACTATTAAAATATTTTTAATTTGTTCTCATAAACCTTACGAACTTCAGCATTTTCTGGATTATTAAAATAAGCCACAGCTTCATTCATATTAGCACCTATGTGATTTCCTTCAGCATCAGTTATTTGTTGATTAAACTCAGATTTATAAAGTTCTCCACGAACAATAAGAGTTTCAATAAACGCTTTAGTAACAATATTCTTATCACTAAAGAAACTATTAAACTTATCTGGTTGAGAATTAACAAAACTCATTACATAATCTGTACGATCTGTCTTATCTTTAAGAAGTGCTTCAGATATGTTCTCTTTATTATAAGAAACGATATTAATATATACAGCATTAAACTTCTCTTCAGAACTATAAAGTTCAGCAAGATTATTCATAGCCTTCATTCTATCGTTAACAAGCTTCTTCTTCTTCTCGTTTTCTTTCTGCTCATCTTTGATATAAAATCTAATTGTAGGATCTGAATTAATAAATGCAGTATCCTTAGCAACTTCACGATAAAGCAAACAATGACGATAAATCAGATATTGTTCAACATCTACTGGTTCTCCATATTCATATTTAGAACTCTCAAGACGATTAAGTTCATCAATCTTATGTTTAAGAGCCTCTTTCAATACAGAAAGATTAGTCCTATCAACTTTAGTATACTCTTGTTCAATACGTTTCTCTTCTTTAGCTATTGCTAAATAATCAGACTTTTTATTATATCTAAAAGATACATTAAGAGTAGCATCATCATTACCAATACTAAACTGAATATTATTCAGCCAAGATTTCACACGAGTAATAAAATCAGGATTACTTGAAGAAATTCCAAGCAGAGTAGGAAAATACTTTTCAATTTCTTTTGCATTAGAACAAAGAATTTTAGATGAAGTAATGGAACTTCCAATAACTTCTTTACGTTGTCCCATTGTTCGCATATTTACTCTACGATAATTAGAATAATTATGTACAAGAGAAATAATAATAGTTCTATTATCAATATATGGTTTATTTAACTCAGTATCCTCTGCTTGAGAAGAATTAGATTTACTTACTGGAGTAAGATTTACTTTATTGTCCATTTTTCTATAATTTTAATTGTTAATACTAATTACAATACGCACTTGAAGAGCATCATCTTCTCTGATACATTTACCTGCAAGCCGTAAGTATTCTTTATATGATACTCAGACTTATCAATATCTGTAGCCATAGAAAGATTAGGAACAGAACCCCAAGAAGCAGGTATTGGAGCCATACCTTTAACAATACCACAATGATAAATCTGACCCTTCTGACGAACCTTACGAACATTACGTACACCATCATAAGTTGACATATCAATCATCATAGCCTGATGAGAAGTCAAAGGAAGACCAGTACGAGGATGAATCATACCATTGGCTTTAGCATTCTCAGCAATAGTACCCTTATCAAGGAAAGAAAGATGCTTTACAGTAATAATATGACCATCAACAGTCTTATAACGACGGAAATAACGACCATAAGAAAGACCACCCTCAAAATCCTCAATCATCTTATCGCCGAGAGGAGTAGCAAAATCATTACTCTGTGCATCAGCACGAATAGCACGATCAAAATCCTCCATGAAACCCTTACCAGCAAACAGAACAACTTCCATCATACCAGTATCAGTATCCTTATTAAGAACATCACCTACAGTACGCTCAATAAGATGCAAAGAAAGTTCCTCACCATAAGTAGCATAATTAGACTCACGACAAATCTCAATCATACCAGCAGTATGAAGAATTGGCTCTCCGTTATCTTCATCAAGAAGAAGTACTTCACCATTCTCATTACGATTATACTCAGCCAACCACAATCTCTCCTCGTCCATTACACGCATATTTATATCGTGCTGACGCATCTCCTCATTAATCCACAAGTTAGTAGTACCACCACCTTTAGTCTTAAACTGATACTCAACTACAGTATTAGCAAGATTACCACCAATTTCTTTAGAATAACGATGAGTTTCAAGCTGTGATTTCATCTTACCAGGACCCATAGAATTACTCCTATTACCACGAGAATAAGACTGAGATACAGTAGGAGCAGTCATAGACCAATATTTACCTACAGCAAGAAGAGTTGGATCTATATAAGCATTAGGATTAGGACTAGTCATCTTCAAACGATAAAGATAACCACCATGAGTACCTTCACCAAGATCCTTCATAATACGAACCTGAGTAACACCATCAGGAGCAACCAGACCATACTGTTCAATCAACCAATGAGTACTAAACTCAACTTCAAAAGAAACACCACCTTTACCTGGAGTAGTATTAGAAGTATTAAAA